GGCCTGCTGGCATGGGGCGGACCCGTCGCGCAGATAGGCATGATTCGTGACGAACTGGTCGGGCAGAAAGGCTGGATCACGCCAGATAAATTCAAGCGAGTGCTGGCGGTCTATCAGGCCTTGCCGGGACCGGAGGCGCACGAACTCTGCGTCTATTTCGGCATGATCCGTCGCGGAAGAATCGGCGGGCTGCTTGCCGGGCTTGGCTTCATGCTGCCGGGGCTGGTGTTCATGCTGCTGCTGTCATGGGCATATACGCTGTATGGAGCAACGGTACTGCTGCCGCTATTCGTTGGCATCGCTCCGGCAGTAGCGGCGCTGATTATACGCGCCGCGCATCGCATCGGCGGGCATGTGCTGCATGGTCGCTCACTTCTGATTGCCGGAGCCGTTGCCGTCATACTCACCTTGCTACAAGTACATTTTCTGCTGGTGTTCATCACCTGCGGCCTTTGGCAGGCGCTATACGCTTCTGGCAGAATACATCCGGCGATTACCGCGCTTGTTCTGCTCTCCGGTGTTTCGCTGGCATTGACATGGTTACTTCCCGCATCCGATGTGACTGCAACCGCATCCGCCCAACCACTGTTTATTGAAGGGCTGAAAGCCGGAATGCTCTCCTTTGGTGGCGCATATACCGTAATCCCATTTTTGCAGGAAAGCATGGTCGGCACCTATCCGGCAATTACGGAGCAATCGTTTCTGGATGGTATCGCACTTTCCAATGTTATCCCTGCGCCGCTGGTCATTTTTGGTACTTACCTTGGCTTTCTGGCTGATGGTCTGACCGGAGCGTTATGGGTCACTGCCGGGATTTTTCTCCCGGCATTTGCTTTTACGCTGATCGGGCATCAACAACTTGAGAAAATCATCGAAAACCCCACGCTGCACGGGCTGCTGGACGGTATTTCCGCCGGTGTAGTTGGCCTTCTGGCTGTGACGGCATTGCAGATATTCCTGCACGCCGTTACCAGTCCGTTGCAGGCCGTGATTTTCGCTGTAGCACTGGCCACGCTTTACCTATGGAAATGGCGCTGGAGCATCCCCGTCATGATTCTTGGCTGCGGCGTGTTTGGGTATGTGGTGACATCTTGGTGATGTGTAACAGCTAGGTTAGATAGATTTTTATCTCAGCTTCTCTGCGTCTGATAAGCCCGCGCAGCTTTCGGCCACCAGCCCAGATCCAGCGCAGGAATTCACGCGGCACTTCGTCATGCTCTTCACGGTTCACTTTGCGCCGGAGTGTGGAACGCTGAAGAGCGCCGGAGCCAACATTGAAGGTAAACGACACCAGCGCATCAAACTGACCATCGGTGAGAGGCACATCGATCAGGCGCAATACAGCGCGTTCCGCTGCTTGCACATCCTTGATCAAAAGCGCCTCACCAGCTTCCCGGCTGATGCCGTTCTCGAACATTTTATGCTCACCCTTGCGGATCAGGTGGCCATAGCCAATCGTTGGCAGGCCAGCCGCATCCAGATAGATTTCCGGCTCAAACCCCTCAAAGCGCTTGATGAGATCAAGGCCATTCTTGGTGATCTGTCTCATTTTCCACTCCGTACCTTGCTCATGGCGCGTTGCCCAAAATAGAAAGAGATGATGCCTGCGAAGATTGCCTGATCCTCGACCGACCACAGCATATCCATGTGCCATGGCAGCGGACTGGCCAGATCAACCATGGCAAACTGCATACATTTGATAGTGAAATAGAGGAGGAAAAACGCATAGGCCAAGACGGGGCGCACCGTACCATTAAGCGCATCCACCCACTTGATGCCGCTATAGTAGGTTTTGTACAATGCCCGGCTTTCGGCAATATCCGCCTCGACATGGATTTCTTCCAGCCGTTGCTGGTGGCCTTGTGCCTGCTGCTCCATTTGCAGCCGCAGGATCGTCAGCTCATGCTTGCGGTCTTGATGATCGCGGAATAGCTTGAGCAAATCAGGAAAAGCCGCGCTAATAAATCCAACGAGTGATCCGAGTAGTGTGATCATGATTATCCTCCCTGTAAGATGGTTTTGATGCCCTGCCAAAGCGCCACCAGCGCACCGGTGACAGCGGCGGTGATGGCTGAGCGTTTGATCCATTTGATGACTTCATCTGCCCCGGTGCGGGATTTTCGCAGGTAAATCATGTCGGCCTGCACGCCGGTCGGGTCGTTGGTGTCGATCCCGTATTTAGTCAAAGCGTCCTCAATCCCTTCGCGCACCGCAGCGCGAAGGGCTTTTTTCAGTTCTTCATCCATAATAATTCACCAGTTCCATGGCCCCCTAAAGGTGATGTATTGAACATTGATACGAACCACGCCGCCGGTGATGCTGCCGCTGTCGGGTGTGATCTCGATAGGCGTGTCGCTGTAATAACTGACCGGGTGATAAGTCAGGCCGATATTGGTGGAATCCGCGCCCGTGCCGATGCCGTTGCCATAGCGGGAAGTGTCACCCGACACGCCAACGCCGAAGCTGCCCACCGTGCCGGTGAGTGCGGTGATCACCCGCGTGTTGACCGCCAACACGGTGGCACGGTTAGGAATATTGGTGGCGCTGGTAGTGCCACCGCTGAGGTCAATATCTTCCTGCCAGCGCTGTATGCGGAGATATTCACCGCTATCCTGAGCAATCAGGCCAAATGCTGCCCAGCCGGAGCCGTCATAGGTCATGCGGGAATCCAGCGATTCCACCACCGCATCCATCCACTTAAACGGCGAATAGAACACCCAGCCGCCGGTGAGATATTGCGCCAGATTATTGGCTTGGCCTGCAAAGTCACCGGTCGGGCTGGAGCCGACAATATAGAGATCACCAACGCTGGGGCTGCCCGGTGGTGCATTGGCAATATCTGCCACCACCGGGGTGACGAACGCATCAAGGCGATTGAGTGCCTCATTATGCGTCACTTCTTTTTGGGCTTGGCTCGTGACAATATACGGCAAGCCCAGCCTTCCGGTCTGGGACATGATTTCCTCCAATGTTTGATTTATTAAATGCTGGTTGTTGCCGCGTATCCCCGGCCAACCACCGCCGACAGTTGGTAAACCTTCAAATCGATGCTGCTTTGTGCCGATCCGAAATCTGCCACCTGATCTGCTGCGCTGTAGCTGGCGGTTGGGCTGGTGGTTTCAATGGTTCGCACCACAGTGCTGCCATTAAGAATATCCACTTGGTAAAGCTCAGATTCTTCACCAAGCGGAATGCCAACGCCATCGCGCCACTCGCCATCGATGCGGGAGCGACGAATCCAGCTAATGGTGAGATCACCGGCACCATTGCGCGTACCTTTCACATGCACTGGAGAAAATGGCTTCAGGTTTCGCCCGGTATAAGTAAAGGCCACCTCCTCGGTGGTGGTCAGCGTGTTGCCAACACTCACAGCCTTGTAGAACAGCTCGCGCCCAATCAGATTATTGGCGATTGCCGTTGTATAAAGTGCCGGGCTGATCAGAATGAAGCGCTCGCCTGTGGTGTGGCTATTGATTGCCCATTCCGTACCCTGACGGCCGCGCAGCAGCTTGGTTAGCTTATAGGTGTTCTCACCAATCAGCTGGGCATTTTGGAACTGCATAAGCTCATTTCCGATCAAGGCGGCATTGGCACCATTGAACACGGCCAGCTCATTCACGGATGCGAGCGAACCAGACGTGAGGATCACTTCCACCTCGTTCACGGTATCCCATGTTTCAAAGCACCCGGCTGGCAGATTAGTGGTGATTACACCAAAGGTGGCTGCACCATCCAGCCCGGCCAGTAGGCTGAAACTGTTACCACCGGCTTCGCCGCCATCATCGGAGCGATAGACCGCCGAGCCGTTCCAGTTCTGACCATCTGCCGCCACACCAATCCGTAGCAAGCCTTGGTTTGGCACGGTATCGGTTGGCAGTGGTGGCGCATCGATGAACTGCACCAGCGTGTCAGGCACCAGCACCGGCGGGGTGAGCGTGGAACTGGTTTCACCCGGTGGCGTATAGAAATCATAGGAGCTGATGTCTTCTGCCACCGCGCTGACCTGCATCACGCCGTTCGCTTCCATGTCAGTTTTTACGACGCGCATCTCATGCGGCACATTATTGACCGTCACGGTGATGACATCGGTTGGCTCGATTCGCACATATTTAGGCGGAAGTGTCAGGTTGAAGCTAGCGCGTTCCTTCCAAGTACCATAGAGCGTGATGTCTGAAATCTGCTTGGCACGGGTGGCACCCATGACAATCGGCAGACTGATCGTTACCTGATCCACCGCTTTCACCGTTTGGCGCTGGCTGGTTTGTGTCACCGGATCATAATTGAAAGGCCGATCCAGATAGGTGACATTCACCCGTTGCGGCAATTCCAGCTCCTGTGCGTAGGTGATCTGCAGAATATCCTGCACGCCTTTCTTGGCGGCGGGGATCAGATCATCTTCGGGCACGGCTTTCACCGACTCACTGCCACGCGGCACGCATTTCAGGATGCCATCACTCTCGACCACATCGAAGAAAAAGGCTGAAGTGAGATATTCCAAGGCACTACGAACCGTAATCGGGCGGTCGAGGATGAAGCCCTCCACCGTATCTGTCAGGCGTGAGACATCATAATCACTGGCGGTTAGACCGGCTGCCTGAAACAGCTCACCAACAATCGCGCCAAGCGTAGAATTGCCCAACTTTCCCTGCACCCAATGGCCGGTATTCCAGAGGATCGAGTCCTGCCAGACACCTTCCAGATCAGGCCAGAAGGAAAATGGCCGCGCATCCCATGTCCAGACAAAGCGGCGCGGCACCAGATCACTCTTACCGGATTCCTGATTGCGTTCTGCCAGATAATCCAGCGTCGCATTAAGTGCTTCCCGCTGCGCCTGAAAATCCACCCGGCCTTTGGAGCCACGAGGGAAAAAACTCTCGCTGGAGGTTGGATCGTAAAACACGTTGGGCTGGTTGGCGCATCCATCGACAGACGGAAAACCGAACTCGGTAAACCAGACCGGCTTCATTTTGGCAGCCCAGCTGGTAGTACTGCTATCCGGGTTGGTGTGGCTACTGTTCCACCAATGCTCCAGATTCTTCCATGCGTAAGTCGGATCACCGCCATAGCTGGTTTGCACCGTGCGGGTGCTGTTCCAGAAGTAATCCCAGCCTTCGCCTTTCTCCCAATATTCCTTAATCTTTTCTTCGGTGATCTGAATTTGCGGCAAGTCTTCCGTCAGCGGGAAATAGCTATCAATCCCCACAAAATCGATGTTCGACGAAGCCCAGAGCGGATCAAGATTAAACCAGCCATCGGTGCTGTGATATTCGCTCCAGTCTGCGGCATAGGTAATCTGGGTGCTACCGCCCATAATGCCTTTCACCGTGGCCGCCAGTGACACCAGCTGATTCACTGCTGGATAATTGCCGGGCGTATCAGTAAACCCCGTCATGCCGATCAGCTCCGAGCCGATCACAAAGGCATCGACTTTGTTTTTCACCAAATTGGCGTAATGGGTGATGAAGCCATTATAGCCATTGGTTTTGGTGAACCAGCTTGCAGCATCCGTAGCATTAGCAGGCTCAATCCGGCCACGCCAAGGCTTGGGCACCGGCGTGATCGTATCCACGAACGGCATCGGGTAGAGCATCACATTCAAGCCCTTGGCTTTCAGGTGATCGACCAGCTGCACCACCGTATGATCCGAAGGTGTGCCGCCATAGGTCGGCGTTTCCGGATCAAACTTCAGCACTACCTGCGCGGTGCTTCTGGTGTAACCGGCCACGCTCCAATCCTGCGGCAATACTTGCGTCGTGCCCTGAAACTCCACCTTGGGAATGATCTCGCACGCCCCGGCATCGGTGGAAGTGGCAAACCATGTGACAACAATCGCCACCCATTCCAGATTTGGCAGCACATCCAGCATCTGATCCACGGCTACCAACGCATCGGCCTTGCCTTCGTAATTGTGCATGTTGAGGTATTTCTTATCGCCGGAGGGAGTAAACGCCCCGCCGAAATACTCGAAATAACCATCCTGCTTGGTTTGCACATTGGTGCCATACACCATCTCACCCGCACCGGGGATCATCACCATATCGGTGATCTTATCCTCGACGGAAGGCGTGAATTTGACTGACCGGCGCACTTCGAAGGTGAAGTTGGGGATGCGGTTGCCATATTCGGCCAGCGGAAAGTCCTCTACCACCACATAAGCCATGCCCCGGTAAGCTGGAATAGTGCCAGCGGCCAGATATTTGGCCATAATATCATCGACCATCTGATCTTCACTACCATGATATACGTTATATTTGCCTTGTGCGGCTGAGAGCGTGTCTTCTGTCAGCACCTTGCTATCCGCCCAAACGCGGATCACTTCATCGATCTCACCTTCGCAAATGGCAATGGCCAGCGTAACGAAATACTCATAGGTGACCGTGGTCTGGCTGGTGGTGGTTTTGCCGCCACCGCCACCTTTACCACCGCCGGAGCTAGTTTGTGTGGTGGTCTTTTCTGATTTTACCTCCTTGATGTCGGTTGACCAGATCACATTCCCGGCCAGCCGCATGGTGCCATAGACTTTCGGGATCATATTGCCATAGGTGGCCGTCTGCGCACGAAGATCAGCCAGCCTCGGACCTTCCTGCGTCGGTAGCTGTACGCGCTGCGTTTTCGGGAAGAAGGTGCTGGCCGCCATGCTGCCAAGGTTCGCGCCCATAATCGCGCCAGACGGACCACCCAGCACGAAGCCCACCGTGCCGCCAACTACAGGTAAAACAATATCAGCCATGTTATTTCAGAGATTTCAGTTGTTTCTTTTTGAACCGGTACACATGGGTGAGCATCCGCACCCACGTCATCGAGAGCGGTTGCTCCACCACCTTGCCAGCGCTGGAATTGCAATGGATCAGCCCGGCACCGCCGCCGGGATAGTCCGTTAGCAAGCCCACATGCTGCGGGTCTTTGAAAGTACGAAATAGTAGTAGATCACCCACGCGCATCTGCTCCACCGGCACGTGGCGAAGATGATTACTGATGCTACGAACCAGCCGCCCTTGCTCCGGATACATCGAGTAGTTGAACTCATCGGCATGAACCAGCGGATTGCCAGCACCATCCTGCATCCCAAGCTCATCAATCACGCCGATCACCAGCCCAAGGCAATCCACGCCGCCACCGCCGCGCTCTGACTTCTTCAGCCGACCTTGGTGGTGATACTTTGTGCCCAGCCATGTGCGAGCCTGCTCCATAATCTGTTGTGGTGTAATATCAGCCATTTCGATTCGTCTTATCCAGTGTTCCTGCGGTGGTGAGTAGCTTGTCTGTGCCCGGTACATCCGGCTCACCCCGAAAATTGATAATGTTTGAAAATTTGCTCTGGCAGGTTTCGCGGGTCTTATCGCACCCGGCGATGATGTCGAACGTGTCACCCGCTTGAATGCTCTTTCCCATCGGCAGTGCCAGCACCACCTGCGCGGAAGCAAACTCTTTCACCTCCATCCGGCGGCCATCATTATTGCCAGATGTCCAGATCACTTCGCCGCCTGTAAACCACCCGGCATCTTGGGTGAGCGTACTGGCCGTAAATGTCTGGTTGTTGGTAATAGCCG